AGACCACAACACTGCTATAGGATTTCAAGCTTTAGATTTAAATACCACAGGTACTAATAATACTGCTGTAGGTTCAGGTGCTTTAGATGCAAACACAACAGCAAGTAATAATGTTGGTATAGGACGAAATGCTGCAGGAAACACGACAACAGGTGCAGAAAATATTGCTATTGGTACTAATGCTTTATTAGCAAACACTACAGGTGCTACTAACGTGGCAGTCGGAATTTATGCACTAAATGCTAACACTACAGCAGCTAATAATACTGCAGTTGGTGCAAGTGCTTTAACAGCTAACACTACAGGAAACGAAAATAATGCTTTTGGTAAAGCAGCACTTAGTTCTAATACAACTGGAACTTCTAATGCTGCATTTGGCACAGAAGCTATGGAAGAGAATACAACTGCTTCACAAAATGCAGGATTTGGTCAACAGGCTTTAAGAAAAAACACTACAGGTGCAAATAATACAGCAGTTGGATTCCAAGCATTAGATACAAATACTACAGCTTCTAACAACACAGCAGTTGGAGCAAGTGCTTTAGATGCTAATACAACAGGTGGATATAACACATCAGTTGGTAGGAGTGCTTTAGATGCCAATACAACTGCAAGTTTTAATACAGCCACTGGTTATAATTCACTTGGTGTAAATACTACAGGTGAGAAAAATGTTGCATTTGGGGCATCTGCAGGTGAATCTTGCACTACAGGTTCTAGGAATGTTTTTGTAGGTGAATCAGCAGGTTTTGATGCTACTGATGCAACCAACAATGTCTTTGTCGGATTTGAAACTAGAAATGATAATGCAGGAACTAGCTCTCAAGTAGTTATTGGACATCAGGCTAGAAGTCAGGGTGGTGGATTTTTTACAGTTGGAAACTCCTCTACAATTTATACTTATGTAGATATAGGATCAACGTCTTGGCAGTCATCTTCCGATGAAAGACTTAAAAAAGAAATTACAAATTCAACTGCAGGTCTTGGTTTTATTAATGATTTAAGACCAGTAACTTTTAAATGGAAAACTAAAGGAGAGGTTGATTCAAGCTTACCACATTATGAAGAAGGCTCAGATGAAACTGTTATAGGGGCAAGTGATTTAAGTTCACTTACCAAACATGGATTTGTAGCACAAGAAGTAAAAACTGTTCTTGACAATCATCCTGAAGTAAAAGAAGGTGCTGAAATATGGAAAGAAAATAATGAAGGAATACAACACTTTTCACCTTCAGCATTAATACCAATGCTAGTAAAAGCTTTACAAGAAGCAGACGATAAAATAGATGCTTTAACAACAAGAATAGAAGCCTTAGAAGGCTAACAACAATAGGAGAAAAAAAATGGCAACAGTAACAGAAGTATTAACAGCAGGAACTGATAGCGTAAACTTAATTGACGGTGTAAAAGCTGGAAGTTGGAGCGTAGAAGGAATGACACAATCTGAAATAAATGAAATGGTCCAAAGGAACGTAGACCATTTAGAGCTTATTTTAGAATATGCACCTGTTGATAGTGATGATGATACACCTAATGTAAAAGGATCAGCAGATAGTAAAAAGACTACACACGTTGCAGCTATTGCTACTGGTAAAAAGTATATAACTGATAATAGTTAAAGGAGAATAATTATGGCAATAGGATATACATGGAACGTGTCAACGGTTGATACATACCCAACACTAGATGGTAATGCAGACGTTGTTTATAACGTGCATTGGATATTAACAGCAAAAGATGATACTAATAAAGATGCTGACGGTAACAACTGGACAGCTACTTCATACGGGACTTGTGGTTTAGATACTTCAGAAATCTCAAGTTTTAAAGCTTTCAAAGATTTAAAAGCTTCTGACGTACAAGCATGGGTTGAAGCAGTCTTTGGAGCTGATGATGTTGCAGCTAAAAAAGCAGCGTTAGATGCAAAGATAGCATTGTTAATCACACCTACAAGCGTTACTAAAACAATAGGATAATTTTATTTATTTTAATATTTAGATAGAATGATGCTAAGATATTAATTTTTACAGGAGTAATGTATGGCAGAAGCTAAAGAAAACGGAAACACTTTAACTATAGATGGAGTCGCACATGATGCAGACCTTTTTTCTGACGAAGGTAAGCAACAGTTTGTTGAACTATCTATTGTAGAAGAAAAGTTAAAGCTATCCAACCAAAGATATAATGAGGTCATTGTTGACTTGAAATCACAGAACACTGCAAAGGCTCAATATATCCAAAACATCATGGAGTTAGAGGGCATAGATGCAAAGCAAGAGGATAGCGCCGAAGAAGAAACCAGTAGCGAAGAAAAGGGCGATAAAAAAGCCAACTAATGTTACTGCATTAGAGTTGCACGAACAGATATGTGCAATTCGGTACGAGAACCTAGACAAGAGATTAGAGTCAGGTTCAGCTAGATTTATTCGTATGGAAGCCATGATATGGGGCTTGTATGCCGTGATCGTAGGCTCTTACTTATTAGACAAGGTAGCATAATGGCAGGATTAGTAGTTGACACAGCACCCACACAAGAACCAGTAACCTTACAGGAAGTTAAGGAATATCTAAGAGTTGATGATGCCACAGACGAGAGAGTGGTAAGACCTTTTATAGAGACTGCTAGACGATTCTGCGAAGAACACACTGGTAGAGCCTTGATGACGCAAACGCTTACTTTGTTCTTAGATGCTTTTGAAGATATTGATGACCCTTTGTGGGAAGGCATGAGAACTGGTCCTTACCTTAACTATTACAAGAACTATGTCGTATTACCTAGAGCACCAGTTGTCTCTGTGAGCCACATTAAGACCTATGATGATGCAGATACCGCTACAACCCTTGCAGCTTCTAAGTATTACCTAGACAGTGCGAGAGAGCCTGCTAGGGTGGTTATGCGTAACGGTGAGACATTCCCAACAGCTTTACGAGTAGCTAACGCCATTGAGATTAAATATGTCACTGGTTACACATCAGCATACAACATTCCTGAACCCATGCGACTAGGCATTCTTCAACATATAGCTTATCTCTATGAACATAGAGGTGATATGTATGATGCTAAGTTGCCATATCCCCCTATGTTGCGTTCATTGTACGCTCCTTATGTAATTCATAGGGGGATGGGTTCGTCCTCTCTCATGGCTCTCGGTTAAGATGGCTAACAGTATCGGCAAGATGCGATATAGGGTAAAGGTTGAGAGAGCAACCAATACTAGAGATGCAGGCGGTGGTTTAGCACAATCATTCGGCTCTGTAGCAACTATCTACGCAAACATCAAACCCAAGAACGCTAACAGCACCTATAGACAGGGTATGTTGCAGGAAAAGGTTACGCATGAGATCACCATACGCTACATGAAGAACATTGATACCAACAGCAAGATAACCTTTGGCAATAGGTCTTTTGCAATCAACGGCATTATCAATGTGGATGAGAGAGATAGATTCCTTACATTACTCTGCGAAGAAGGTATTGCGATATGAGTGATGGCATTGACCTAAAGATTTCCAACCTCAAAGCATTTAACAAAAAGCTACAGGCAACCCTAGATGACAACAAAGTCAAAGAGTATGTAACTCGTGGAACTATGATGGTGCAAAACACTGCGAAGAAAAGCATACTTGCAGGCGGTACTGGTAAAACATACCAAAAGTACGAGCCTAGAAGAACACACACAGCATCAGCGCCAAATCAACCACCTGCTAGTGATACTGGATTTTTAGTAAGTCAAATAACAATGGATGTAGATGTTAAGGCTAACGGCACAGTTGTAGGTCAAATTATATCTGCAGCACCATATTCAAAAGCTTTAGAGTACGGCACAGTCAACATGACGGAAAGACCTTTCATGCAACCTGCACTTATGAAAAATAAAAGAAAGATACAAGCCATGTTTAAAAAAGGTATTTTGAAATGAGTGTTGGTCAATTTGCATTACAGTCTAGTATTTATACAGCTCTTAATGTGTCTGCAATCACTACTACGCTTGCCTGTGGTGTCTATGACGAGGTTGTTGAGGGTAACAGCTACCCTTTTATCACCTTAGGCGAAGAAACTGCGATAGATTACAGTACAAAGAGCCTAGTAGGCGCAGAAACAACTATTAATGTCCATATTTGGTCTAGATACAAAGGCTCAAAAGAAACAAAGGAAATCATGGACAAGATACATGATTTATTGCATGATGTAAGCTTAACTGTTACTGGTGTCAATCTAATTAATTTAAGATTTGAATACAGCGACATAATGAGAGATCCTGATGGGATAACTCGGCACGGTGTCATGAGATTTCGTGCAATTACATTAGGCACTTGATTAACTACCAAATGTCTAAGTAATAAGGTGGCAGATGCCGTTTTTTTAATTAGAGGAATAAATACCCTCTGTATTTAGGAGAAAAATA